CATTATCTTAACCGCTTGATTACCCAGAAATATGTATGGGTGATGTCATTATTACACATCACCCATGTTTGTTACTTGTGAGAATAAGTGAAGAGTACAATTTATTTATATAGCCCAGATCATCTTGCGGGCTCCATATTTTTGGAAATATGTATTTGGCGATCGAAGTAACTCTTCTGACTGCTTCACAAATAATTTTTAATCAGGTGAACAACATGGATTGGGATCCTGATTTATTTTGTCTGTTTTATTATGTTTTGCTTCGATGTCATCCCACTGCTTGATGTATTCTGCAGCGAACGAGATTTCCTTACCAGTCCAACCAGTAAGCATAGCACATCTGTAGCTCATAGATGGTATGAGTACGTTGTTATAGCCAGCTGTCTGAACAGAGAATACATTAACTTTGGGATTTACACGCTTTCTGTATTCAAGAATTAACTTGTATACATTAATCATGGAACTGAGACTGTATGAATGCCATCTCTTTGAACGATCATCCCAGTATCTACCACGACCTCCAGAGAAGCCGTAAGCTTCACGATACTCAGTCTGATCCCTTCCCGTACCATACAGACCACCTGTACCAGCCTGCATATCGGAGAAGATGAAGATGTTATCATAAACAGTCTTGTGCTCGAGAGCGTCCTTGAAGAACTTCCAGATTCCTCCTTCGGTTCCACCACCGACATCGCTCATACCATCGGCATCAATGTCCTTTGCTTGAGAAAGAACACCGTTACGATGGCTGATTGGGAATACCTTATAGATATCACCAAACTTAACAACCCATCCTTCATCAGAGCACTGAGCTGCGATTACAGATGAGAGGTTGTCGATGTTAGCAACTTTTGTAGTACCATACTCAGAAGTGAGAGCACCCCAGGCAGAACCACTGTTATCAGAGAGACATACTGTCTTACCCTTGAGCTTAGGCATGTTCTCGACAGAGATGTCGATGCATTCCTCAAGCTTATCAAGGATGTATGTTTGATGGTTTATACCACGTGCCTCACGGATAGTTCTCCAAGCAGACTCGTATCTGAAGGGGAACTGTTTACCAGTAAGAACGCCGTCCTTGAGATCTTCCATATATGCCTTACAGAGCTCAAGATCATCGATCTCCGTGAAGACATTACGGATGTTTCTGAGAAGAGCCATGTGACCAAGCTTCGTAGTAGCAAGGATTTCCTTCCAAGACATACCACGAGACTTCTTCTGTTCCCATGTTTCCTCATCATCCTTAATCTCAACCTTACCAGTTCTCATCAACTCATCAAGTACAGGAGAGTTTGCATGAGTAAGACGAACTGCATTGATCATTCCGATCTCTGCGTTCTTGTACTTATTAACCTGGTATCTACCGAGATTAGAGAGTTTATCAGCAAGACTTCTCTTGAGTATAGATGGCATGTTAGCCTTGTCACCGTTGTTGATGAACAGGTAGTAAGCACACTGAGAAGCGGGTTCATCCGCTCTCATCATTACTTTAGCATTATACTCATTGAACTTGCCGGGGTTCAGTTCAGACCATTCTTTCCTCTTGGGATGAATAGCAGCACGAACCATGATTACCTGAGGATTCAACCTCATGTAGTAATCTTTTCTTAATTCACAAGCAAGCTTGAGTACGGCCTCGAAGTCGTAATCGAGTGCAGCATCAATTGCTTCTGTGAATATCTGTGTTGTTGTTTTGTTCTTCTCTTCTACAAAGAGAGCATCTTCAATGATCTCATCAAAGGGATCGAATGCAGCATCTGTGATGTTCGCTCTGTAGTATGATGGCTCACCAAAGATACTTGATGCAGCAATCATCTTGAGTGTCTGAATTGGATCAAGTTTATAGGATGTTCCACCCATAAAGTTCTTGACCATTTCCTTGGGTTTGAGCTTCTGGTTTTCAACCATCTTGGAAGCTACTTTTGAAATTCTGCTCATAATATTTCCTCCTTTAATAATATTATGGAATTAACAATTATCCGAGAATTGTTATTCGGTCGCCTGACGATACCAACACGTCGTCACACCCCAGAGGAATGTGCCAGGATTCGAACCCGTTCGCCCAAAAAGATTTAAAATTGTCTTGTAGATGAAGTAACCGAATAGACTGCTTCGAAAAAATTGTTATGGTGGATGAGGTAGGAGTCGAACCTACGCTGTTTCTAATGTCACGGATTTACAGTCCGCTGCCTTCGCCAACTGGGCATACTCATCCATAGCTGTGGGGTCAGATGAAAGAAAGGTGGTGAACACCTGACCCCACGAAAGGATGTTGTTTGGCAACATGGGACGTTGCCATGGTATGATATTACGTAATGAGAATGTTGATACGGCGTACTAAACCATTATGCAATGGCCCGGCGGGACTTGAACCCGCATGCTCTTTTCGAGCGAAAGATTATAAGTCTTTTGAGTATGCCAATTTCTCCACGAAGTATCCGTATCATCTGCTTCATTATAATAATATCATTGGCGCCTAGAGTAGGACTTGAACCTACGGCCCACTGGTTAACGGCCAGTTGCTCTACCGTCTGAGCTATCCAGGCGTATGGTGCCGTTGACGGGACTTGAACCCGTATGAGTTTCCTCGAGGGATTTTAATATCAATGGTCCGGCCTAAGAGAATCGAACTCTTACGTCACAAAGGACATCGGTGCTTAAAACCGATGTGTCTACCAGTTCCACCAAGGCCGGACATTAATTACAATCGTCCCAATTGTCTAAGTCTTCCATACCTAGAAGAACATTCTCTCGAACAGGATATTATTCTTGATATTCCTCTATTCAGATCAATATAGTATCTCTGTTGCTCTGTTGGTGTCCATATAAATTGTCTACCACAAACTTGACATGTCTGTATCATTGGTTGGTATTTTCGTGGATTATGAAGTCTTGTGTGATCCGAACGACTTATGACCTCAAGATTACTGTCCCAATTATGATATTTATTCTCATCTTTATGATGAACGATGCAACCTGGATAATAGTCTGGATCAAATGTCATTGATATAGCTTGATGGACCCCTATTATATGTGGATTACCATTCAAATCTCTGGCATATATGGTATCATACTGATTATCATAATGATATGGACTAATCTGATTCCCTTGATTATCATAAACCATGCCGAGCCTGTTTATATATCTATCCTGATATCCTGGTATAGGTCTTGGATAGAAATCATAAGTTGTCATAAAATCATTGAATACTTTATATAAGTCATCCATATTATCACTTCCTCGCGAAATATGTTGTATTCCTATTCCACCACAGCGGCAAATTGGGGCGGAGTGTTGGATTCGAACCAACGACATCGGAGTCCTGATCTCATAAATATTGAAGTAACCCATACTACTGCTCCAGCAAGCTGGGAAAAATGTACGAGTGTCTTAAACATTGTTTTCGCGCTCTACCAACTGAGCTAACTCCGCCATGAATAAATATAAAAGTATGGTGACCCCGGGCAGAGTTGAACTGCCGACTCCTCCGTGAAAGGGAGATGTCTTAACCGCTTGACCACGGGGCCACTTGGGTATCACATGCTAACAAACTCGAGCACCTTGACAAACTCGAACATATGATACCCTTCGCAATAATCACATTCAAAACACTGTGGGGGTGAGAGATAGATGACCCAGGCATCTATTATGGTATCATGCAGAAAGGAACGAGGTCCCTGAACAAAAACCTCTAACAGATCATGATACATATTAAACCAATAACCCGCCGTCAATACCAGTTATCGGTTCATAAGGTAATGAATGTGATTTTGGTGGAACTTATAGGATTCGAACCTATGGTCCTCGAGTTATGAGCTCGATGCCTTAACCAACTTGGCCAAAGTTCCATTAAGCGTTGTGAGAATATTAGCACGGTACAAACCCTTGACGGGTCGAGTTGGATTTGAACCAACGTAGATGATGTTGCAGATCATTGTCTTAACCGCTTGACTATCGAAGTAACCGTACTGACTGCTTCACAACGTCATTGGTGAGGGAGGACGGGACTCGAACCCGCATAGCTTTTGCAAAGCGTTAGATTTACTGTCTAATTCCGAAGTAACCGTTACCAACCGCATCAGATTAATCTGAGAATACTGACAACGGGTTTTAACCAATTTGGATACTCCCTCATATTACATAATAATTATATGTATTTGAAAATAATAAATAATAGGATCATGTCATAAGGTAGATGCCGAACTCGAATCGACGACCCCCTTTTCATATGATGTGTAGATATCGTCAATCATATTACTTCAGTGCTCTAACCATCTGAGCTAATCGCCCAAATGACATGATCATTGGTCCGGATGACAGGACTCGAACCTGCGGCATCTTGGTCCCAAACCAAGCACTCTACCAAACTGAGTTACATCCGGATATATTTGATTGCTGATGTTTTATGATAAACTATACACAACACATTGGGTAGAGCCTCTACCAAGATACCCGTGTACCCATCAGGGGGTTCTTCAGCAATCTAATATACTAATCTCACAAATGATTTACATGACCTATTGGTCAACACCGTTAGCTGTTATCCAGAGTGACGAGCTCCGAGTTCCATGAATGTGTTTCTCATGGCAGCATCCCTCTTTTTACGACGTATCGGTTTATCGTTCATGCCGGAGCACCAATACACCGTGTGAGATTATGAGTTTGAACTATGATTCGCTACTAACGATGTGGCCACCACTCGGACCAAGATCATCGCCGTCATAATGGGTTAGTTAATTCCCACACACCATCACGACTAGTAACCCATAATACCCGAAAGCTATATATCATTTCAAGACAATCGGGAGTCCTCAAGTGTGTTCAAAACTCTGTGAAAACAACTAAAGGGAGTTGTTTCCACTTTTGGGGCGGTATGACGCTACGGAGGATAAGGCCTGACAAGGGCGAACTAACCCGAACCTTATTAATTGAGCGTCATACCACTGGTATGATATCTGAAGGATCGTATGAGACTTGAACTCATCCGTCGAATAATTCAATATTCAAACGTTGCTATGAGATAAACTCAATTACCTCAACCGTTCTATTGGACCATCCATCAAATATCATTGGTGCCGATAGTGGGAGTCGAACCCACACGATGTTTCCATCAAAGGATTTTGAGTCCTTCACGTCTGCCTATTCCATCACATCGGCAAAGAACCGCAACATAGCACTTGCTTGCTGCGGTATTAGCTTGTTGACAGATAATTCTACAACGTGTTCAAACCACTCTGTCCATGGCCACGAGGTTTATATCAAACCCATCATGAACGTTGTTATTTCTCAAACAGATGCCGCATAAAAGCCGCCCTATTCATGATGGGTTGTGATAACAAAGGGGACTGCCGGCGGAGGTCAATCCTTGGCTCTGGAAGTAGCTCTTACTTGTCATCCAGTTAGCAACATTTTACCGGCAGTCCATTCAGCTTATTATTTCGGGCGCGTTGCTATCAGTGAGCCCGCCGCGGGAATACCATAACGCGTATGGCACACCCCAATTCTTTTTGCGGTCTGGAAACATGCCGACCGCTATCAAGGCCCGGTACTGGACCGGGTCATCCACCGGAGTGTTGCGTGCACACAACATGGTGGTATATTGCATCAGTAAGCTCGAGGACTTCGCGAAGAATTCCAACTCTCCCCTACTGATGTAATATATAGTACAATTTTCGGAATAATTATTATTCCAAATCGATAATATCAGCTTTATTTCCGAAATGATCCTGAGTAGTAGGTGTCATCAGAGCCCTTATTAAGGTGCTCAGAATACTCTCCAATACTATCGATTTCTTCAGGAGTTGGACAAATGTTGCTAAATAAGTCTTTGTACACCGAAGCTATTCTGGGCCATTCGACTTTTTCCATAGACATACCGACTGGTGGTTCTTTATCTTGACCGCGAACAGATGCAATATATGCATCAATGTTCTTTTTGTCTTCGGGGTGGAACAGAGGCTGGTCTTTGTCCAACATAAAGGATTTGCAATTTCCATCATGTCTACCGAAACGACACACAACTGCATATGGTCCGTTCCAATCCAGAAATACATCCGAACAGAATCTGCATATTATGCAGTCACCCGGTTTACATAAAGGAATTGGACACGGTTCCTGTTTAGATACCCATGGAAATCTGTATCCATGTTTCAATTTCCATTTAAGGTCTTTATGATGGTTGAAGAACCCACAGTTCTTCAGCCTCTTCTTTTTTATTCGTTTATTCATAACAGTTTTCCTCTTCCCATAAACGAATGGTATCCACAGTATTATTATAAATATTTTCAGCAAATTCGAAAACTGCATTTTCATTCTTTGCGAAATAATTACTGCGAACAACACATGACTGTGTATTCACAACACAACCATTCACGTCATGTTCTATTGTTTTCTCACGAAGTCTATTGATATACCCATCTATGGAATATATTTGGTGTATATCTCGTGATATACATTCATATTCTGGATCATTGGATCTATCATGGGAGAAATCAACTGCATAACACATAAATCCTTCACCAGAAGACTTGATGAACATGTATGCATCTTTGGGATGTGCATTGCATAAGGCAATTTCGTATGATGATAACTCAACCAGACATGATGAAGATGTATCATCTTCACCCACGACCACATCCAATGGAACCGCCGAGAATTTTACAAGATAATTTTTATCTCTGATCTCAACGAATTCCATCTGATAGATTGTATCGTCAACTTCTTTTGTCCAATTTATGTTTATCATCATTCATCCTCCTTAGAAATTCTAATCATTGTGATTGCGAGATCACGGAGTGCCTCGTCGGGTGTTTTACCGATGCCGTAAACTAATTTGCCGTTCTGACGGGCCGCCCTCAGTTCACCCCATGTGTGGGCGCATGTGACGTCATCTTCATGTATTCCAAATGGAGTATTTGATATATCAGAGTACCATGCGGTATATCTACCTCCAGAATATACCCCGCCATATCTGTCCTTGATTATACAGATCGGGTAAGTATCATCAAGAACTTCCTGGATTTCTTCCTCAGAAGGTTCATGAAGTTTTTTCTGGGGAATAATGAGCTGAATGATATCACCCCATTGATCTATATCCATGCACAATTTCGATGCAGTATTTGGTGATACGTATACCACATCTTTACATTCTTCGATAAGTGTGAACTTTTCAGAGTTCCACGTTACTCTGGGCGTGAGCTCCAAAATTGTTCCGTTTGTGGGATAACGAAATGTATATACCTTCACTCCTGCAGGTATGCGCAACCCAAGCGATGAATAATGACTGATAATTATCTCATCATCGGCCACAGCATCGGATGATAATGCTACCACTGACACCATATCTGTTGGAATTGATTTCAACGCCATGACACCTTTAAGATTCTCGGATTCTTCAGGCCATAACTCTTCCAGCTCAGTGACCATATTATTCTTGATGCAAAATGCAATCAAGAGTTTCTGGTCAATGATGTGGATCCCAAACTGTTTCAGTATTTCGACCTCAAGCTTACAGCCTCGGGATTTATCCCAGTCGCCATAAAGAATTATGTCGGTTGCTTTTCCAAGAAGTCCAATAGATCGACAGAATCTGTATAGATACTGTTCGTTGTTAGATCTGAAGTTTCCCCTAACATCATACGGATCGTCAGGAGTGAGTTGATTGATTAATTCAACATTATCAATCTTCTCACCGATGAACGCACTGAAGACTTTATGCAAAACCTTACGCTGTTTCTTCAGTTCTGTTTCGTCATAACCAGTGAATGGCTGACTGATGAAAAGTCTCCTCTTACTCATATTAATTCTCCTTTTGAAAGTTTATTTGGTATTGGTTATGCATATTAATAATATGCATGTGAGAATATCAAATAATAGGTGACTATCTCCTCCTGTAGAGATGAAGATTCATGAAATCTGTACCAGGATGAATCTTAAGAACAACGAGACTTATTTCATTGAAAGTTTCTCCAGTAATAGTTTTGATAGTTTCTCCATCAGGAATATCAATATGATATTCTGACCATTCTGGATATGATATCGTTTTCGTGAGATGCTCATTTGCCCATTCTGGTACCATGTGCATTATATATTTCTTTGCAGCAACTCTGCTGTTACCTCCACTAACATATGCTGTTGCATAAAGATCACGATCACGATACATCGATATGATATATGAATGAGTGTATGCCATTATTAATCCTCCTCATGACAAGATTCATTTACATCATTTACAATTGGCGGTATTACTTTCGGAACCTCGAAGTATTTGATTTCTTTATGTAATGCCTCAGCCCATTTGATTTCTTCCGTTGTTGAATCTCCAACATATCCACCTTTATTCACAACAAGGATAGCATCAGACATATCAATCATATCGCGATGAATATCAACCAACAGATCTTTGAGATCTGGGCGTTCTTCATTGGTGTAATAACAATGTGGCATTAACACTATCCATCCCATCTTCGTGTATTCTGAAGCGAGCTGATGGAACAGATCGCGGAAACGTGTTGAACCACAGAAAGTGATTATCTTTCTTTTACCATCTTTATTACTAATCATTTTTCTTCCTCCGCTCGTTTATCTTCCAAGCTGTCAGCCAAGTCTTTCAATTTATCAATGATCATAACAGCCATTGATTTTATTGTATCTTTATTTTCTTTGACATTGATCGTCACCAATAATGTTGCATCTTGATCAGGAAACAACATGAGTGTTGCTGCTATATATGCTTTTGATGAACCACTGAGATCGCCAACAAATGCAACCTTCATTTCTGGTATATCTCCATTCTTTGAATGATGGTTAACAAATTCAGCGATCTGATAACCTATGTTCAGTTCAGTATCATCCATTGTCCATTTTTCAATTGTAATGACAGCGTAATTTGCAAGACCCGTTTTAATTAACATTATTTTCCTCCTTACCATTCATTCACAGGCTTTTCCATAAACTCTGTTATGCCATAGACCATTTGAAACAGACCACTTACGTTATCAAGATATCTTGATAAATCGTTCAGATATAATTTGATCAGTTTGCTATGTTTACCTTCGTCATTTTCATATTCATATCTGTACAAAAATCTATCGTCTGTTATGAGGTGTATGAAAGTTAATTTCTCATTATGAATATCACCACGAGAATCTGTATTTGTTAGCTCATAAGGAGCATCAACGATACAATCTTTGTGAGCTTCATAAAATGCTTTATATTCTGCCAGTGAATAAAATTGATAATGCAGACTTTCTTCCGATAATACCTGTCGATCGGATTTAGTCGGCCATCTGTGTACAACATATCTGCGTTCTCCTTCAAAAGGATTTATCACACTTGCTTCTATTTCCCATATAGTGAAATCCCTTTTGTCATATACAATATTTCTATCAAACATGATTATCGTTCTCCTTTAATGTATTCTCATAATCATCAATGGATTGTTTGATGAAATCGAGTTTATCTTGAATGGTCTCATTATAATCAAACCACAGATTTATTTCATATATGGGATTATTGTCATTTGTGTCAAAGCCTTCCTCTTTTATAATACGATCATCTTTACCTGGTACGAACTTCCTAATGATTTTATCATATACACTGTATTCATTAACAAGTGATGAGAATGCTGCTTGTGGGATATCATTTTCACGAAATCTGATATATACTTTGAGGGCCTTCTTATTATTGTATATATTATAAAGATAATCCCATATCTGCATCGGCTGATTACATATTTCAGCAATCGTATTGAGTGAATCTATTATTATTGGTAAATCGGTATCAAAGAATTCGCCGTCTTCTTGAACTACTTTTCTGAAATTGTAATAGTATTCATTTTCACCAAGCATTTGAATAAACTTGAGTTGGAATATAATGGGATTACCTAAACTATCATGTTCAACAATACTAGATCTTTCTAGCAATTTAATATTCATTCTCATTTTCCTCCTTATCAAATCTTATAAGTGAATTTACAAATTCAGGTTCCTTTGAGAATATCGGTGTCTCAAATAAGCAATCCTTGAGATTGGGATCATTCTTAGGAAGTGTCAGAAATCCTCGTTTCTGATAATCAGGTAAATCATTCCAATTGACACCCTGTTCAGTAAACAGTTTATTCTGTAACTCATTGGATTTTATTCCATTAAGTTCTTTCTGGGAATAATACTGTTGAGCCAACAGATTGATTGAATTTCTTTCAGCATCCTGTTGACGATCAATAAGATAATTATTGACTTCCTCAAAGGGTAGGTTGAAACATCGCGAATCAAATCCAACATTCTCCATAATTGCTTTACGATAACGATCAGTCGTACCAATTGGAAGAAATGCTATGAATTGATTGAAAGATCTGTTAAATTCTGCGGTTGCCATCTTTGCTGATACCGACACAAGTTTTTGTACGTTATATCCAAACCATGCATCTGTATCAAGTTTCTTATAATCCTGAAGAACAAGTGATATTTCATCAGACTGACTATAACCAAGAACACACCCTTGGATATTATTCACAAGATATGATGTGACACCTTTCATAGTGATACCAAGGACTTCATCCAATGGTTTGTCGAAGTCTTTTGTGAATGTATGAAAAGCGACACCATCAAGTCTGATGATAACTGGTGTTCTTCTCATGAGATATGTTTGTGATACAGCTTCATACTGTTTCATTCTTTCATGTAAATTCATTTTAAACTTCCTTTCATATAAAATTAAACGGGGGCGTGATGCCCCCGTTTTTATTATTCACTCATACGTCCCAGACATACATCAGACCAATCGAGCAGCGGTAATGAAACCTTTTCTGTTACGTAGTTGGTCATGCATGAATAATGGAACTTGTCAAATTCCTGAACAATACCATCCTTCTTGGAACCAAGGAACAATGCATTCAGCTGATCTCCATCGAAGTCTGCATTGAATCCCGGGAGTGGTTCTGGAGGTAATGATATTGTATCATCATTTATCTTGAATCTACGGATCTTAAAGATACCGATTGATGCAAGATTGTTTGTGGGTTCACGGAGTATCATAACCCACTGTTCTTCATCAATTATCTCCTGTAGAATATCAACCACTTCGGGATGTATCTTATAATCCCTGACATAAAGATAGGCCTGTTCGAGAGTCATGTTGTATCTGACAGAGAGGATATGTGTAATCTTATACTGGAATGCAGTAATACACATGTAGATCGGAAGATCAACTTCATCCAAAGCAAGGGATATATCAAGTATGATAACCGCTCTTGCGGAGAATTTGAAAGTTCCTCCAACGATCTCAGATCTAACGAATCCATCTTTCTTGGATACTTCATTCTTGATCAGATGTTCGGTTGCGTCAATCCAGTAATTCTGAATATAATTCAAAGCCTGGATTGTTTCGATTGGTAATACCATATCCTTCAGCTTACACTGGATCGCAACAATCTGAGAGAACCATTTGTTTATCTTAGGATAGAACATCGTCTCTGATGTTTTCGACACAGGTCTGAAAGCCGTTGAGTATATCGGTATTTTAGATGTAAATACAGAATCCTTTTCATCCAAAAGGATTTGTAATTCATCAGATGTTTTCGCACACGATGTGACGATTTCTTCAAAGTTATTCCGGAAGTTATCATGTCCAAGACCTTCATAGATATATTTGGACTTAGGCACTTTCTTCCTTATTGCTTGAATATCATTGGCAGCAACTCTACCGGTCTTTCTGTTCTTCTTATTTTCAACGAAGTTAGTATCGTTTTCATTATAAGGAACTGATTGGTCGGATTTGTAGTTACCAAGTATATAGTTAAGCATGTTGGGTGAAATTACTCTCTTGAGCATATGATAATATATCGGAGATATTACCTTATGGGGTGATATATCAACCCAACCAGTATATCTGAAGTTGAGTGATCTGAGAGTGATTTCAGTCTTACATCTGGGGCATACACGACCTATTATGTCCTGACCGATAAATGCACCACAGTCACAACGATATTCAACATCCATGAATCTGGATGAGTTTATCAGTTGATCCACGTTGACCGGAGTATACTGATCTTCTTCATCATTAATAACGAAACCATTGTTTGTTATCATGTCGATGAGATATTCATTCTCCAGATTCATTCTTGTTAATTTGATACCCATGTGTCTCTTTACCTCCCTACAGTATTATCCTTTCATGACCTCAAAGAGTTCAACGATCATATCAAGAATTGATAATGTCATGTTTGCTGATTCATATACAAGAGGTGTATCAAGTAATGAATCATCATTGTGATTGACAATCGTGTATGACGACAATACACAATGCATGATACTCTCTACAAAGATATTTACATTCTTCTCAGAAAGCAGATATTCTTTGAGATTGTTGAGTTTAACAAACTTCTTGATTCCATTGATATCTTTCTGGGTGAGTGATCTTGTTGCTGATGATACAGTTTTACCCATCAATATATTTATGATGGGATTACTCATAGTATCTTCTTCGGATAATCCATAGATATCCATTACGAGATGTCTTACATAAAGAAGCAACAGATACTTCTGACGCATACTCAATGTGTTTGTGGATATTGAAGAATGGAACTTGTTGTACAGAACGGTGTCTATCAGTATCTTTGACAGATCATTCATCTGAGGTATGTGTTCAAGATAATAATCTACGGGACTTACATCTATCTCAAGTGCTATATGAGCGATAATAATATTCAAATCCTTAAGCATACAACAGTATTCACCTGGATTAAATGAACGAATCATTGAAATAGGTGAGTTCGAATTGATGTTATCGGACAAAAGCTGGGAAACATCATCAACATTTACAAGGGAATACCTCAGCTGTTTCTTTCTTGTAAGGAATGATGCTTGCATGATGATCGCTTTAATGAGACCTACACATGAATATGTTGGCCTCTTATTTATCTTATCCCACACTGATGCAAATGTGAGTTTGATAAGTCCATCACAGAGAAGTATTTTTCTCATAACATACTGCGTCGTTGTTGGTGCAGTAACACCTTCAACAGCCTGCATGTCATAGATGTTTGCATTTGATGAGATGCTCTGGATTACATTCTTATTGACGTAATTGTACAACAGAATGTACATGTTGGGATTTATCTGATTCATTGCATGAGTGAATGCACGGGCAAAAAGCTCATATAAATCCTTAGGTGAGTTACCAGTGGAGATGATGAAGTGTTCGATGAATATGTGCATGACTTTAATCATGAATGACACGATGTACATATCCCTCAGGAAATCGAGAGGGAACAGACCAACTGTATCATCACCAACATCATTCTCTTCAACCATCTTCTTTATCTTCTCCATTATTCTATCAGAGAAGAGTGTTTCATAAAGTTGGGTGTAGTATTCATCGAATGTCTCAACAGTGTATGTCTCTGAATCGGTGATATACTTTGCGATGAGCATATTTGTGATTAACTCATTATCATCGTCATACAAGGCGGTGAAGAAGTTTATCTGCTCACAAATATAATTCTGAAGATCATTTCTCTTTGCTCTGAGTTGGAAGATCCCTATTGCAGGGTCTATAACATCATTCGGAAAGAGTGCTTCAAAATTAATGAATATTTGAGATCCATTGTGACGAATGATTATGTCTTCAGGAATAGGTTCCCATTCGATGAAACGAGTCTTCTTATACTTTCTACCATGCAATCCAGTAGGAAATCCATTATAAGGATATTCCGTACCATGCTTGGTATTATACTCATATTTCTCGTCCGGGTCGTATGTGTATAAAAGTGTCTTGACGGTGGGCTCTTTCTTCGCCATGACGACTTTACCTCCCTCTTCTTTTAGTTGATTATACCAGCTGATATGATGCTTGTATATCTCAACAGAATATTTGGTTTTTCTTGTAATACCTTCTCGGTACCATCTTCGACAATCTTTGCAGTATATACATAGTCGTCACACACAACAACACAAACCGGTACATCTGTTTTCTTCAGATCACATAATGCTTTATATGACGCAGTGATGTATGTACAGTTCGGGTGTGCTTCTAAGAATTTAATGATATCTCCATGAATATATTGAACACCATCAAATCCATAAGACTTTGTTGCTTCTTCGGCTATAGGGGAATATTTTTCCGAATATATGTATAGACTGTCATGTTTGTCTTGATGGGATGCTTGGAATACTTTGTATGAGTATAACAATGATGGTTGCATTGCTAAAAAGGAACTCAACATCGTATCAGAATCAACATCAACATCATATGTCTTTTTCAGCCATACAGTGTAATCTTCATCTTCGCGATCAACGTAACTCGACAACACATCCTTCGCGGATGTGTCGTCAAGCTTTTTAGAAATTCCTTTACCACGGAAATATCGTGCAACGTTGAAACCTGTCATTGCAATAGTATCCTCATACTGCATTATCAATCCAGCATTACCGATACCACTGAGATCTACCATCTGTTATATGGGGAGATCGTCTGTCTCTTCCCCACCAACAGCCATGCCGAACTCTTCGGGATCGAGTTTGTTCACGAGTGCCTTTTTGTATGCAATCTTGAGATACTCTACGAATGTCTCAAATGTTGCATGAACGTTCTTATTACCACAAGCGATTGACTCGAATGTGATTGTTCTTGAACCGAGCTTCTGGGTATCGATTGTCATCTTGATCGAGTTACCCTGACCAACGATTGTGAGTTTATCAGAACCGCCGATCTTAGCAAGATTTATATTGAGACTACCGAGATCGGGTGTTGCATCGATTGCAGATACAAGTGCACGAACGAAATCCATGTTCATGAAGAAACGGGGAAGTTCATTCGGCATCTTCTGCTCGAATACGTTAGCACCTGTCGAGGGGTCCTTGCCTACAGCTGCCTTGATAGCAAGTATTGTCTTAACACCTGTATCAGAAACCCATACAGAAACATCGAGGATTCCATCGGAACCCCAGAGTTTACCGATCTTGAAGTTGGTCTTCTTCTTCTCACCAGACTGGTTGGAATTGTTGAAACTGTTATTGTTTGCAAAAGCCATAACAATTTCCTCCTTTCGATAATAGTAAATTTTAGTTCCTTTTTCGGAACATTTTATTATTCGTCATCATCTAATGATGCAAAATAATCATCTCTTATTGCCTGAATAGTCATGAAGATATTTGGAATATCTTTTTCATTCAAACCCAGAGCTTCTTCAAACTGATTGTCATCATCTTCATCTTCAACAGTGAATGTGTTGAACAGATCATCAGCCATGATTTCATCAAGTGAGTGATTAACACACATATCAACCAACTCTCCCATTACAAACAATTGGTTTTCAAGTGTATCGAAATCGTTTATCTCATTCGGTTCAATACTCAAAGACTGCTTCATTGTATCAAGTATTCCCCTGAGTTCAGAAAGAACATACTTTGCAACAATCTTCTTGAGTTCCGGTGGTGATGGCATATCCTCACCAAGATACATGCCGTATGTATCAATATAATCAAGAGCCTCCTGAAGATTATCCATGATATTCTGAATACCAGATTCCCATGCATAGGGCTCGATGAATGTGTTCTTCTTCAAGTCCTCAACATCTTCAATGAAATTATATGAAACACCAGCATACTGTTCAAAGAATTCGTATATACGACTCCACATGGACTATTCCACCTCCTTTCGATGTAAAGATATATGTCTTTATCATATAAATACCATACGTGCCGGTCTGAAACCTCCTGGAACATCCGCGATATATACATCGAATGCTTCGAGTAACTGTCTGAATGGCATTAACAGTTTATCTGTAGCATATTCAATATCTATAACGACACGTATCCATTCTGGTATTGAATGATAGTGTTCAGGTATACAGATATAGGGATCATTCTTTTCATCCTGATTATCGATTAATGATAATCTCAATATCTCTGCCGTTTGTGGATACTTATCTGCATTCTGTTTCAGTAAGTCAAATGACAATGGTACTACACGAACACGATCCATCGGAAGCATTTCTTCATCTGGCATTATATTATTCCAAACGATAGCTCCACGCATTTGTGCTGGTAATACCTTCGTTGGATCATATGCTGATATATCCTTTATTGACAATACTTTGTAATATGACGGGTCAGTACCTATCTCGTTCAAGAGTTTATTTCTTAAAGCATAGAATTCGTCAAGAACTCCTGATATCGATACAGTATTACCAGTCAATATATACTTATCATATATATCAAGCATTATGGGTTCGAGGAACTCTGCAGCATCACGTTTCTTAAATGATAAACCTGTTACTGCAATCTCATGAGGATTACGAGGATTACCTTCTTGAACAAACATAGATGATGCATACATCTTCTTTGCCAACAATGCCATTGATAAGAATGCAAATTCATTTTTGAATACAAACTTATCACGATAATATTTATCATTGATATTACAGAATGTCGCAATATCCTCAACCATTCTCGGTATGATATGTTCAATGAATAATCTCATACCAAATGCAGAAGATACGATACACTGGTCCCTGAAAGATCCTGCATCAGATGCCTGGAAGTCATCTATATAATGTGCAAACTGAACCATGAGTGAATCAGTATCAGTAACACATACAATGATTCTATCCATATTAGCAGCACGAACTTCTGCATCATTTGGTACGAAGGGATATACACAATTGTCCACAATGATTTTAGATACCTTTTCTATTAACTCAGCTATCTGCTCAGGAGGCTTTACACCATAACCACATTCATGAACAGATTCCTTTGTGATATTATTGATATCTATCTGATGCATCTTCAGATAAGTCATTATTGAGCATACATCATCAGCAACATATTTCCTCAATACCAATCTGGGATTGAATGCAAACATCAGCTTTGATAACTGATCATCTGATAAGGATGATAAGAACAGATTTAAACCTCTTCTATCAGCTCCTGTTACATTATTCGTCCTGGACAAAAGCCATTCAGCAACCATGTCAGATGGGTATCTATCCTTAATAAGCACACGATCTTCTCTTGTATCATTTAATACAGAGAATATCAAATCATATAATTCATTAATATTATTCAGCTTTGCCCACTGATTGTTATTCTCAGAAAGGAA